TGCCAACCTCGTACGGCGTGAGATAGGTGGCTGCTTGTGATATGCCAATGTCTTGATGTCGCCTTGCGTGCTTGACCAAAGAAACCAACCCATCAAGACCCATGACATGCATTATCTTATCTGCTATATCAGCATGCACGCTGATGTCACCTTGGTAGCTGCGATAGATCCTCGATCCAGTGTCAACGGTCTCTAAGGTGATATCAAATGCCGAATTGACTGAGCCAATAGTGCCTTGGAACTTGATGTATCCTGCGCTACTGTCGCGCCATTTTTCAGTCAAACCATAGGAATTCGCAAATGCCGCAACTGCATCAAAATCTGCGCTAGAAACACCAAACGCAGACTCAAAATCCGCATGCCCAAGGATTGGTTTAGATCCTATTATAACCGCATCTGCATATTGTTGTAATGATAGTCCCTGATAGGTTGATCGGTTTAATATCACGTTGATTTCGATAACTTGATTGGTATCTGCTGGAGTGATGATTGCTGATTGTTGAGGCTGAGGTATTGCAGTGCCTACGAGTACAGTCTTGGTTACATCGTTCATATCAAACCTCCGTCTGCAACAGAGTCAATGTGACCGTAATGGCTGTTGTGACATTACCAGTATTGCCAACCTTTATTGGAATATTAACTGATGGAGGGCTCTCAGTGCTGAAACCCGCTGCTGCTGGCGTGATGAGCTGTGTTGTAGCTGAATTTGATATCACTTCGGCGATCACACCGCTGCCTGGTATCGGACTAGTTGACATGTTGCGAGATTGATCAGTAGTTCTTGCAGCTGTGCTGCTGTATATCGTAACCCATGCAGCATGATTAACTTGCACGCTATAGAGATTATAGCCTTTGAAACCAGTTGCTGATACCAATGCATTTGAACCAGCAGCAATGCTAGCAGTCGTGACGCTTACATTAGTTCTAGATGCAAGGCTACCTGCTCCAGCAGGACCTGTGCTACCAGAAGGTCCTGTGGCACCTGTGGCGCCTACCCCTGGGCCAGTAGGTCCAGTGATACCAGTACCAATTGGTCCTGTTACACCGGTATATCCAGTTGGACCAGTAGATCCGTAACCTGTAAATCCAGTAGGACCAGTGACACCAGTTCCAATCGGGCCAGTCACGCCAGTATATCCAGTAGGACCAGTGACACCAGTTCCAACCGGGCCAGTCACGCCGGTATATCCAGTTGGACCAGTAGATCCGTAACCTGTAAATCCAGTAGGACCAGTGACACCAGTTCCAATCGGGCCAGTCACGCCAGTATATCCCGTTGGGCCAGTAGATCCGTGACCTGTAGATCCTGTAAATCCCGTGGGTCCAGTTGCCCCTTGATACGCCGCAGTCCCAGGTTGCCCAGTAGGACCTGTGATGCTTGCACCAGTTGATCCGGTAATACCACGTGCACCAGTTGGTCCTTGTGTGCCGCCCGCGCCTGTGGGTCCTAGTTGTCCAGCTGAGCCTGTGGCTCCTCTTGATCCAGTGGCCCCAGTTGGGCCTGTGACATATATGGATGGCAATGGAATTCTCCTCTGGCCTGTATTTATTGGTACCATGTGCTATCTTGACAGCTGCCAAAGTGGACATTAAATATACTGTGTGGGTGCCTACGGGGCCCGCAACTATAATGCTTCGCTTTAACAGGAGGTATGAAAATGCGAAACACGACATCTACTATCATCAATAACATGGAAGATCTCTTCAGAGATCTCAATAGGTTTGCCATTGGTTTTGAGCCAATGATGGCCAGGGTGCACAGCAATCCTGTCACCTATCCGCCCTACAATCTCACCCATCACGACACCATCTATCGACTAGAGCTTGCTGTGGCTGGATTCAAGATGGAAGAACTAGAGATTTATCTCACCAACGATCGCATGCTAATCGTGCGCGGTAGTAAATCACCTGATCAAATTGAACGCAACTGGATACATCGAGGCATTGCTGCTCGTGATTTTGAGAGGCAGTTTGCTCTAGCTGAACACATCAAGGTAATTGGTGCTCAGCTAGAAGATGGCATGCTGGTTATCGAATTAGAGCGTGAGGTACCTGAAGCTGCCAAAGGTAGAGTCATACCAATAACGAACGGTAATATCATTGATGTGAATACAGGTTCTTGATACCTTGTTATCACTTACCATAGGTATTATACTGTAGCATCAGGGAGGGACCAATGTCAGAGACCAAGAGATCCACAGTAGTTGCGGTTATCGAGAAGATCAGCTTGGCCCCTCCCAAGATGTGGGACGTGTGGTTGCTAAATGACGACCATACTAGCATGGAATTTGTGGTGCTGGTTTTGATGCAGATCTTCCATCGCAGCTTTGAAGAAGCCCAGGAAATCATGATGCACGTCCATAATAATGGACGCGGGATAGCTGGCACATACAGTCACGAAGTTGCCACTCAAAAGCGCGATGAAACCATTGCCATCGCCCGTCAAAGCGGTTTTCCGTTAATGGTAGAGCTTTTGCCGGCAGAATAAGCGGTTGACAGGCTATAAAGTGGTGTTATATTCATAATGCAACTGAAGCTTGTCTAAAGAGACAACGCAAATAGGAGAAAAACTATGACAGCATACGTAACACAGGCCGAGAAAGTTCTCGCCTACCTCACCAAGGGCAACAAGCTCACATCTAAGCAGGCACGCGCCCGCTTCAAGATCCAGAACCTCCGCGCTCGCATCCACGAGCTCAAGCAGGACGGTCATACCATTGCTACTACGCCTGTTACCTATCGTGACACTGGTGCCGATGGCGTTGCCTATACGCTTGTGATGCCTAAGTCCAAAAAGGCCAAGGCTCCCACAGCAGCTGTTGCTAAGCCAGCTACCAAGCCAGTAGCCAAGCCTGCTCCAAAGGGCGGTAAGAAATAATCACTAAGAACTTGGCGATGGGCTTGCAAGCCTAAAGCACCAAGTCTAGGGAGGCAGAGGGTTCCGGGAAACTGGGACCCTTTTTTCATTTAGTATGATTAGTGGGACCTTGTATGCGATTCTCTAACGCATTTATCAGCTGATCCATTGGTATCCTGTTTTCGCGATAACCATCAGCTATATACTCTATGTATTTGGTAGTAGGAGGGCGCAGGTCGTGATAGTTAGGACGCATCACGTAGGTTAACGCTTTCTCATCTTCATCTTTGAACAACACAGTAACCATCTTATGGCCATAGTGTTTGCGCGAATCTTCGTCGTAGTCTAGATCGTGCAGCTTGTCTCGTGGTATGGACCATAATATCCCATGCACCAGATGACCTTTGGCCAGGACGATATTGCTGAAATGCTCAAGTGTAAACTTATAATCTTCCAGCTCGGCTGCCCCGCGCAATATAGCATCTGGAATGCGCTTCTGCAGCTCGCCTAGGTTGGTGTTATGGCCATATGCAAAATAATTGATGTAATGCATGGTCACTCGCTGCTGTGCTGCATCTTGGGGAATGGTTTGGTACCCATCTCCTTGCGATGATCATATAGCACCTTGTTGCTGAGTATCTCCACGAAACACTTGTGCTTGGGATGATTTAGATCCCAGAAGTTAAAGCTCATATGGCTCTGCACAGGACGCACAGCAAATGTGCTCTCGCTGGGTGTGATCATGATCTGGCTGGTGGTGCGCATCAGCTTTTTCTTATCAGTGGTGCGCAAACAGTTCAGCTGCGGGTTATTGCTATACACACCAGCCAGACCATCAATCATGTCCTGCGGTGTCTTGGCATTTTCCACTACCTTCTCGGCAATCATCTTGCGACTCTCGCTGCTGATGCGGCTCATGGTCTGTGGCTCGCTTTCTTCCGTGCGCTGATAACCCGCCCAAGGCAGCAGCACACCGTGATTGGTACGTACCACAGTCTTATCACGTGGAATTTCTTGGATCTTATATGCGTATTTCTCGTTCTCGTATCCGCCGGGTTCCCAGCAACCTTCGAGCAAGTAGCAGGTATCCTTGTCGAATATCAGTGTGTTACCTGGCAGCTTTTGCTTGATCAGGCTCATGGCAGCTGCTTTGACATTGGGATAGCGCAGCGCCTTCTTGAGCTTAACTCCGTCTTTGCTGGGTGTCTTGGTGCGTACCTGTATCTCTAGCTCGTCATCCTTGACCATCAAGCTGGCACTGATGATGCATACACCACCGCTGTTCATGCCTTCGCAGTACTGTGTGACATCGTCCCAGAACAGCATGACTTCCACACCATCGCGATCTTCTCGCTTGAAGCTGATCTCTGGGATGTAGTTGCGGTCTCTGTTCTTGACACCGACCCAACCGACGTCGGGAAAGAATTTAGCAGATACTACGCACACAGGTATTCTCCAATAAATTATTTATCGTTTGTATATCTTTGGATGATATGATATAATTTAGCATGTGGCACAAGATCAAGAAATTCTGGACAGATAGCTATCATAGCGATAAGCTGGCATTCTATCTAGAGATGCAGAACTTTTTCTTCAGCGTGGGTGCCAGCATGATGTTGGCTATCACA